AGAGTACATGATGTTGCAGAAGCGAATAGCACAGATTACATCGTGGCTAGACGCAGTAGGTAGCGATGGTAGGGTTCATGGTCGTGTCATCACTAACGGCGCTGTCACAGGTCGCATGACACACATGAGTCCGAACATGGCACAAGTTCCCAACAGTGGTAGTCCTTACGGACATGAGTGTAGGGATTTATGGACAGTTGAAAAAGGATATAAGTTAGTCGGTATTGACGCAAGCGGCTTAGAGTTGCGTATGTTGGCTCACTATATGAACGACAATGAATATACGAATGAGGTTGTATCAGGCGATATACACACAGCGAACCAAACCGCTGCTGGGTTGCAAACGAGGAACCAAGCTAAGACGTTTATCTATGCCTTCCTTTATGGCGCAGGAAGTGCCAAAATCGGGTCGATTGTTGGAGGTAGTGCGAAAGAGGGACAAAAACTCATTGATAGTTTTCTACAAAACACACCGAAACTTAAAAGGCTCAGAGAGAAAGTGGCTCGTCTCTATGCTGCGAAAGGATGGCTACAAGGTCTTGACGGACGCAAGCTACTCGTTCGTGCGGAGCACTCGGCACTTAACACATTACTGCAAGGCGCTGGTGCGATAGTAATGAAACAGGCTGTAGTTATTTTGCACAAGAGACTACGAAAAGCCAAGATAGACTTTAAGATGGTTGCCAATGTCCATGACGAGTGGCAGATTGAAGTGGAAGAAAACCGTGCAGAAGAAGCTGGACAGATGGGAAAACAGGCGATTATAGATGTTGTAAAAGAATTAAAAGTATTAGATAATGACCCACCTAATCCAAAGAAACGATTAAGATGTCCTTTGGACGGTGAATACAAAGTAGGTAACTCATGGAAAGAGACACACTGATGATAGAAGAAAAAGACGAGAACTTGCTAGGGATGGTGGCTGTCTCTGCCTACAAAGATGGGACTTATTCACTAAGTTCGTCCTTTGATTTAAAGGAAACATACGACCTTTTGAAGGATGCAGTGTTGGATATAGAAGATGGGACACTAGAAGAAAGTCTTAATCCCTATACCCAAACCTTGCAGTAGTTGTGGTACAATGTTGTAGCAGTATTCATAAACCGTAGTAGATAAGGAGTTTTAAAATGGAAATTAAACCAGTAAAAATCGAAGCAGAAATTCAGTGGGCTTTCTTTGACCGTGTTAACGACATGAGTGGCAAGTTCCAATGTGACTTGGCTAACCTGTCTGACAAGGCTGTGGAAGCATTGGAGTCGATTGGTCTTGAGCCACGCAAGCGTGAAGACAAACCTGAGAAGGGTTGGTTCTTGACGGTGAAGTCAAACTACGCTATCCAGCCTTACGACAAAGAAGGCAACGAGATTAAGGACACCGTAGGCAACGGCTCTAGGGCTGTGGCGTTGATTAAGCCTTATAGCTGGACTTGGAAGAACAAGAACGGCGTTAGCGCATCACTGGCAAAGATTGTCATTACCGACTTAGTGAAGTACAGTGCCGAAGGTACTGATGCTGACTTGGACGACGACATCCTGTGATAACAGCGTTCATTGATGCTGACAGCCTGTGCTACGCAGTGGGTTTCTCTAGCAACGATGCTGAGGAATACATTGCGATAGCAAGGCTTGAGGAAACAATGACTGAACTTTGTATGGACTTGGACTGTGAAGATTACAAGGGCTTCCTAACGGGCAAAGGCAACTTCCGTGATTCGATAGCAGTTACAGTTCCATACAAAGGTCAGAGAATATCCGAGAAACCAGTACATTTACAGGCGCTTAGAGACCACCTAGTGAACTCTTGGGGCTTTGAAGTAGTCAACGGTATTGAAGCAGACGATGCAGTTGGTATCGCTGCGTATGCGGTCTCTGAAGATGAGTCCATCATGGTTCACATCGACAAAGACCTCAACCAGTTTAGAGGTTGGCATTACAACTACCGTAAGAAAGAAAAGTATTATGTCTCTGAGTTTGAAGGCTTAACTGCTTTCTATACGCAGATATTGACTGGTGATAGGATTGACAATATCATCGGTCTCAAGGGCATTGGACCTGTTAAAGCTAAAAGGATACTAGCAGAATGTACAAACGAAAACGAACTATACGAAGCAGTCCTCAAAGCCTACGAGGGCGACCAGCAGCGAGTACTGGAGAACGCACAACTTCTGTGGCTGCAAAGAAGTCTAAATCAGACTTGGACTCCACCAAGCTCGTCTTAGTCGAGTGGCTTGATGCCTTAGCACAAGGTGAGTGGCACGAAGCAAAGCGGGAAGATTTAAAGTGTAAGACAGTAGGTTTTGTAGTGTTTGAAGACGATGAACAAATTGAGTTAGCAGGAACCATTACTGCTGGAATGTGTAACAACAGTATTACCATCCCTAAGAAGATGCTAACCAAGATAAAGGAAATTAAAGTTGAAAACAAGCTCCGCAAAACAAAAAGGAAGACTACTCCAGCAGTGGACAGTAAAGCAGTTACTGGAGAGGTATCCACAGTTAACGGATAAAGACTTACGCAGTTGTCCAATGGGTAGTCACGGTGAAGATGTCGTGATGTCGCAATACGCTAAAGAGGAACTACCAGCAACATTTGAGTGTAAGTCTTTAGCGAAGATTGCGGTGTATAATTACTACGAGCAGTGCAAGAAACACGGCGATGGTGAACCAATTGTGATTATCAAGCAGAACAATTCTAAACCACTCGCTGTAATTGATGCAGAACTTTTATTTGATTTGATGGCTAACAACGGAGATGAAGATGATGATGAATTTTGATGACAGCAACGATACTTTCACAGTAAGTCTTACGATTGAAGATGGTAACGACACAGTGACAAAGCAGTTTACTTTACCTTACGATGAGTCATGGACAACCGTAATGGCTAAGATAGCTGATGGGTTGTCTGCTTACTATGGTTACGACCTCAAAGAGAAGTTACGCTTTGTCGTGACTTACCCAGAGTGTCATACAGGTACTGCGGGTGAGTTATGTATTTCTAAGCAAGACTTTGAATCCTTTATGGAAGAACAAAGCAACCTATGAAGATACTTCTTCTTGACATCGAAACTGCGCCTATGACAGCATTGGTGTGGGGATTGTGGGACCAAAACATCTCACCGAACCACATCATTGATTCATCGAATATGCTCTGCTATGCTGCGAAGTGGCATGGCGATGAGAATGTTATGTTTGACTCTGTTCATAACTCCAAAACCAAGAAGATGTTAAAAGGACTTCATGGACTTCTCTCCGATGCAGACGCTGTGGTTCATTATAATGGCAATAAGTTTGATATGCCTACTATCAATAAAGAATTTATCCTCAACAGTTTTAGTCCTCCTAGTCCCTATAAACAGATTGATTTACTTCGTGTTGTTCGTAGCAACTTTAGGTTTCCTAGTAACAAGCTGGACTTCGTAGCACAAAGGCTTGGTCTAGGTAAGAAACAAGAGCATGAAGGAATGGAACTCTGGACAAAGTGCATGAAGGGTGACAAAGATGCGTGGAAACGAATGGAGTCTTATAACATTCAAGACGTGGTGTTGTTAGAGTCGTTATACGACACACTTCGTCCGTGGATTAAAAACCACCCAAATCACAATATGTTCTCCGAAGGCGCTGTATGTCCTAACTGCTCATCTACGCACTTACAAAAGCGTGGTGTAGCAATGTCCACCACGGGCGCATATCAACGCTACCAGTGCCGTGATTGTGGTACATGGAGTCAAGGAACTAAATCAACTCGTGGTCGTGTAGAAGTGAAAGGAATCGTATGAATAACACAGCAGAATCTCGTGAGAAACGATTACAAGCTCTTTTATCCGAAGACAAGAACCCAGTAGCAATGCCAACACCGTTTGGTTATATCCGGGAAGAAACCTTAAACGACTTAATTAAGGATTTTGAGGACAAGGTTAAAGAGGTTAACACTTTAGAACGTCAAATAGGTGGCACACACTACAAGAAAGGTGTACAGCCTTGGACTATCGCCCTTGATTGGGGACTAGACCCGTGGTCGCACAATGTGGTAAAATACATACTCCGCTTCCCTTACAAGAACGGAAAAGAAGACCTAGAGAAAATTCAGCATTATTTAGATTTTTTGATAGAGAATTACGATGAAGTAAATAATAAGTATTACAAATAGAAAGAAACTATGCCTTTGCTACTCCACGAGATAAAAGAACGGTTAACCGCACTTGATGAAGTAACCTTGCTAGAACTACTCAACATCAGCAGTGAAGACATAGTATCTGCCTTTGCAGATAAAATAGAAGAAAACGCCGATAAACTCGAAAAGGAAGTTACATAACATGGCAGCATACAACATGACCCCGTACAACACGTTCATAGCCAAATCCAGATACAGCCGTTACTTGGATGAGAAAGGTCGTCGTGAGCATTGGGACGAAACAGTAGCACGGTACTTTGACTTTATGGAAAAGCACCTACAAACTAAACAGAACTACACACTCACAAAAGAGTTGCGTAACGAATTACAAACAGCAGTAACCGCATTGGATGTTGTACCATCTATGCGTGCAGTAATGACAGCAGGACCTGCGCTAGAGCGTCAGAATGTCGCAGCATTTAACTGTTCTTATTTACCAATCGACGACCCCAAAGCCTTTGACGAAGCAATGTACATCCTTCTCTGTGGCACTGGTGTCGGTTTCTCTGTGGAGCAACAATATGTTTCTAAGTTACCTGAAGTTCCGACTCAGTTGTTTGATAGTAAAAGTTCTGTTGTTGTGTCGGATTCTAAAGAAGGATGGGCAAAATCACTTCGCCAACTCATCGCTCTTTTGTATGCTGGCGAGATTCCAAAATTTGACGTATCTCGAGTTCGACCTGCCGGAGCAAGACTCAAGACCTTCGGTGGACGAGCTTCTGGACCCGGACCTTTGGAAGAACTTTATCGATTCTGTGTCGCCAAGTTCAAAGGGGCAGTTGGTCGCCGTCTCAGTTCCCTTGAGTGCCATGATATTCTCTGCAAAATCGGGGAAGTTGTTGTTGTGGGCGGAGTCCGACGGTCAGCAATGATTAGCCTGTCTGATTTGACAGACGACAAGATGGCTCACGCTAAGGCAGGTAACTGGTGGGATGGTCAAGGACAACGTGCGTTAGCGAATAACTCCGCTACCTATGTTGAGACTCCATCTATTGGTCAATTCATGCGTGAATGGAGTTCAATCTATGAATCACAC